AACACCTACACCAATGCTATTTGATGCGCCTTCCCAAGTCCCTGTTGTATCACCTGCAACAGTTATTGTTTTGTATTCCCAAGTGTTTGCCGATGATATGGTATATGTTGATGGATTAGTTCTGTTTCCAGCATTATTACGAAAACCAACTGCGTAAGTTCCAGTAACACTTGAACGAACCCAAAATGAAAGGGTGACTGGATAAGCTGAAGATGTCCCCCAGTTTGCGTGTGAGAAGTTAAAAGCCTCAACAAAATGACGATATGAGTATTCATCACTAGCCGCAATAGATGTATCTGCTGTGGTCACAGTACACACAACACTGTGGTTAAAACCTGATGGTGCTGTAGAACTTTGTTGCATAGAAAACGCACCAGCACCTACCTTGCTTGCTTTCCATCTATCAACCGGAAACTGCCCATCTCCTGAAACCGATGCCCCAGCGTTGCGCTGGTCAATGACTTTTGCACCATTGATGATGAGGTTCCTTGCCCCTGCATACTGTTCTTGTGAGGCTGGTAGTATTTTACTTAGTGCCATTAGTTTGCCTCCAATGCTGCTAAACGTGTTTCAATATTAGCCAACCGTTGTTCAGTTGCCGCACCTACAAAGGCAAGTAACTCAGGATAGCGGATGCCCTTGCGGTTCTTTTCAATAGCACCTTCAGCGTCAGCTTCTACCTTATTGCCATCAGCATCAACATACCAAGTGCTGCTAATAAAGAACGCATAGTCACTAGCATCTAGCCCAGCGGCAGTCATAGCTGCTTGAACATCCTGTGCGATTACGCCAACGTGTGTTCTAGCTGCATCGCCTTTGGCTTCAACTGCGCTGTTCCACTTGTAGGTCTTGAACAGTGCGCTGATAGCTTTAGCTGCTGTGATTTCAGCGTCAGTCAGTGCTGCAATTTGCTGTTTTTCGTTAGCATCAGATGTTTGGATGGTGCCGTTGCTAGCGTATACGTCATCCCAACGGTAAGATGCAGCCCCTAAATCTCTAGCATTATCAGTCCACGGGAACATAACCCCCGAACTCCAAGCAAAATATTCAGTGCCGCCAACGCTTAATGAGCCTGTTCCACCCGCAGTGTTGATAAAAATGTCATTAGCATCCCTATTCCCAATAGTCCCCACAGTGCCGCCGTCTTTGGCGAATTGAATAATCTCTCCATCGTCATTGTTTCGATTGACAAGCATTGGGCGGGTTTCTAACCCATCTGCCGATACAATTAAATATCCATTGTTTCTTAAAACAATACCTTCACCTGATGCTTGTGGAGTAGTTGAAGTAGTCCCCACCAGCACGTTGCCGCTGGTGTCCAGTATCAAATCAGATGTGCCAACGTGAATAGGGTGGCTTGGTGACGCTTGGTTTATGCCCACCCGATTATTCGTGCTATCAACGTAAAGCGTGTTGGTGTCAACTGTGAGGTCGCCAGAGAATGTGCCGCTGGTAGCTTGTAGGGCTTGATTAGATGGGTGTGTGCTGGTCTGACGTGCCAGTGAGTTATAAACTACATAGATGTCGTCAGTTGCCACCACTGAGCCTGTCAGCGTTACTGTGACACCATCAGCCCCAACAGAGTATGCCGTGGTAGGCTCTTGCCGCACGTTGTTAATAAACAAGTCAATGCCTTCAGCACTGGCTACAGCGTGTGTCAGCGTCAGGCTAGTGCCAGTCGCACCTGTCAAGTCTTGCTTGGCTGGTATTTGGCTAAAGCCTTCAGTCTGTTGATTGCCTACATAACCCATCGGTTACTCCTATGAACTAATGTCATCAACAGCGGATACCCACACATCGCATGATGATGCAGTATCTGATTGAACCCACAATCTATCGCCTGACTGCACAACAAACTTTGCACCAGCATCTAGGATTTGAAGCGCACCGCCAGCAGCGATAGGCGCATCCTTAACCAAGTAGATGTCGTTGGTTCCGTCATTGATATAGCAGCTAACAGTGATAGCATTTACCGTTACGTTAGCTAAATGGATGCCAACCAGCGTATCGTATGTGTCAAAGTTACTGCCGTTAGGTACGTCAGCAGCCGTTGTGCCTACGTTGTTTAGCGTGTATCTGCGAAAATTCTGTGCCATCTTTTACTCCTATAAGGCGATTGCCATCGCAATGGCAAAGCCGTTAGTAGCAAAGCCAGTTGTACTTACTACTGCATCGTTCCATGCAGAGCCGTCATAAACCCGAATGATGTTGCTTGATGTGTTAAAGTATTGATCGCCAGCATCTACAGTGCCGCCGTTAGTTACAGTTTGATATGTCTGCGCTGCTGCATCACTTGCAAAGGCACCATAGTAAACATCACGCTGCGACTGTGTTTCGTTGGCTGCTTGCTGCGCCCAATACTTGGCAGAGTATTCAGACCCATCTACTGTACCCCCTGTGTAAGTAGCCCAGTCTTTAGCAGAACCAGTAGTGCCTCTAGTCTGAGTACCAACAGCATATTCTTTTGAGCTATACTCAGACCCATCAACAGTCGTTGTTGTTTCTGTTGCCCAATCTTTAGCAGGGCCAGCACCAGCTGTACTAGTAACGCCAGTACCACCAATTGACCAAGCCTTTGATGAATAGTCTGTGCTATCAACAATGCCGTCAACTTTGACAGCCCAGTCAGCAGCAAGCTGTGCATTAGCTGGTGCAGCATTGATGTTAGCAGCATTAGCTACAGCAGCGTTAATGTTTGATGAGTTAGCATTGACAGCTGTAACATCAGAAGCAATAGCTGCAACGGCAGTAACGTCAGATGCAATGGCAGCAGTGTCGCTAATAGCGTCAGTTGCTACTGTACCATCCTCGATGTCAGCAAGCGTGGCAATGTCAGCAGCCAAAGCACCGACAGTAGTAACGCCAGCAACAGTAGGGCCAGCTTCCGGCTCACCAGTTGTAGCATTAAACGCAAGAGTTGTTCCCTTACGAGTGTCAAGGTTAGGCAGCTTTAGATCAACAGTTGTATCTGAGTCAGCAAGCTGAAGTGTACGAGTAATCTTGGTCTCAAGCTCTTGCTCAATAGCAATAATCTTGTCAAGCTCAGTGTTCAGAGATGAGATGTTAAACGGCCCTGACGTTGGAAAATCAGTAGTACGCTCAACAGCAATGTCACGAAAGATAGTAAATGTATCAGTTGCAGACGCATAATCGTCTCCCAAGGTTATATAACCACCTGAAAAACCATCATCTACAGAAACTCCGACAACAGCAAATGTCCCTGTTCCAGTTCCTCTGGAAAGGGTTGTATCTGTGCCAGCAGCGTCAGTAACAATTACATTAAGATCATCCAGATCAAAGAATGGAAAATCAATAGTAAGCTGAGTAGTGTTTGCTACGACAGCTTGGGAATACTGAACTCTAGCGTCATCATCTGCTATTTGTATTGTCGCCATAATATCCTCTTATACATTGTTGGCTTCATTGCGTTAATTCACATCTATTGTCCATACGCCCAATCAAAAAATGGATCGGCAACAGGGTGATTTCCAAATGGAGTCAAGAACCTAAGGCTATCAGCAGTTTTCTGATCTGCCTCTCCTGTTATAACATCTGTCATAATGCTTGCCGCATTACTAATGTTAGCAGCCGTAGGCCCGAGAACAGCGTTTAGCTTTGCTCCATTAGGAACGTATTTCTTAGTTTTATCTAGTGCAGCTGGACGCAATCCAAGTCTGTTATTGCTTAACTTTTCAACAGCATTGTTAACGTCCATAAAATATCCAGTAATGCCACTGCGATCTATTGCATTGATAAGTTTCTCATCAAATGTTTCCTTACGATCATCAAGGCCGTACTGTTTTCTCTTCAACTCATTGGTGAGTGCGCCAAGACCGACAAGCAAAAAGGCTCCTTGCCAGAAAGCACCATCACGTTCTTGTAATCCAGATGTTAACATGCGAACAGTTGCCGCTTGACCAAAAGACTTAAACTGAGTCAACATCGAGCCAAACTCTGTTGATGTCCACAATGCTCTGTCGCCAGCCCCAGGGGTGATGATAATACGTTCAACATTTTGATTAAGAGCATTTCTAAAAGACAAGCGCATCGTTGGATCAGTCCAAGCTTCAGTATTTGGCATCCACTCGCCATCTATCTGCTCACCATGATTCCTAATTTGCTGAGACATACGCATATGCTCTTGCTGACCAATGCCATTCTTTAGAAGCTTTTCCTTGTCAGCTCTGCTCAAACTATTCCAAGGCTTCATTATGGCTTCAGTCATACGAAGCATTGTTACATTGCCAGCAAATTCTTTTAGAGCTTGGTTCCATATATTGAGGCCGTTGAGAACAAACATAACTCCTGTGCTTGCGCTTAGAACACGCTCAACAGCAAAACGATTCCCAAATACATCACCCAGATCAGCAAAAGCATGCGCTCGTAAACCGAGAACAGCGTCAGCAGCAACAGCAGACTTTCTAAGTTCGCTTTTAGATAAGCGATTGATTGTTCTAGCTTGTCGAGCAAATTGTATCTTAAGTCCCTTGCCATAAGCGTTCTCAATGCCTTCAACCATAACTATTCTGGCAATGTCTGGTATTGAAGAAACCATTGCACCACCCATGCCAACGAGAACATTGAATGACTTCATTGATCTGACAAAACGGCTGCTCATTGCATGTGGGTCTTTAGACGCACCATATGTACCACGCAGCCTGTCACGCAAACCACGAATGTCACGAAGATCATTAGCCAAAGATTCTCTAAGATTATTTTTAATCTGAATGTCAGTTGCTTCATCAATAAGTTTATTATACTCAGCTGTTACATCATCAATTACAGACTTCATGTCTATGCTGCCAAAACGTCTGGCAATCTCGATGTCCATGCCCATAGTGCGAGTATGATGACGCAGCAATACCTCGATGTCGCTTTCAAGAAAATCTTCTATAAGCTCATCTGGTATTTCAAATGTACGCATCTTTGTGCTTGCAGGAGACAATAACTGGTCAAGATCGTCACCTTCTAAGCCAATATAAGGTCTTGAACGAGTTACAGAATCCATAACCTCATCAGCATACTTCTGGGCAGCTTGTCTGCTCATGCCTTTGTTCTCTATAGCCCAAGCACGAACAATGGAAACAAACCTTTGTGGATCGTCCATAATTCTGTCAATACGATAAATGCGAGGCAGATAAGATGCGGCAGTATTAACAGACACGCCCTGAGATCTTACATTGTTTAGATGCTCTGTGAGCCTAGAGACCTCAGCTGAATCACCTGATCTACGAGCAATTTCTAATGCTTTTTGTATCTCTGCTTCAAACAACCTTACATCTTCAGCTTCTTTTTTAATCATATTAAGCTGTCTTCTTGCAGCCGCAGCTGCCTCACTAACGTAGGGAGAAGCTGCATCACCAACTTCATCGACATCTCCACGACGCATTGCCTTACCAATACGAATACGGAAGTCAACTTCAGAAAGATAATCACCTCCTGATTTAAACTTATCGCTTATTTGAGTTCCAAGTATTTGAAACGAACGAACAATATCGCTATCACTAGCAACCTTGCCACGATAGCTAAGGTATGCTTCATCTGATTTACGCATAGCTTCAAGAAGCTCAGAAAGATAACGAGATCTAAATGTTGTTTCTACTGATTGAGCCATAGGAAGCTCTTCATCAATACGCTTGGTAGCAACACCACCCATGTCAACCATTTCAGCAGCAAGTCCCCTAACTATAGGGTTGCTGCTTTTCAACATCCGAAACACAGGGTTCCAGCCTAGCTTCTCTAGTTTTACACCAGTTTCTTTTGCAGCATCACGCTCCATAGTTGCGTAAGCTGTTTGCCTTGCTCTTGATGGATCAGCGGCAGCACCAAGAGATTCATATACACCATCAGTTTGCTTGGCTTCCCATGCAGCATCTTTCTTAACTCTTCTGGCAATCTTTGCTTTTGCCATAGTAGGGCCAAACGCTGTGTTCAAAGTTCCGCCAGCAAGAGAAACCAATGAAAGAGCCATTGCGCTATCTACAAGCGTTCTGTCTTCCCTGGCTGCTTGCAATACCATTTGTTCTGGCAAAACAGTAGCAAGAGAAAACGCAGCCCCACCAACAAACCTTTTAGCCTTTGATGCTGTTGTCATATATTTCATTGCCGAAACAGGCGCACCAGTTGAAGGCGTAACAATAGACGCAGTTAATTCAGCAACAGCCGAATCAGAAGAAGATAGAATATCCTGATTTAATCTTTCTTCCTCCAGCCTCTCAATGATTGAAGTTGTTTCACCAAAACTTTCTGAGTTAATAGCTCTCCACAATAGCTCTGGGTTTTCTTTTACCCTTGGATCAGCAGCAGAATCATAGCCATCTTCATCAACATGATCCACCATCAGATCATTTACATAATCAGACAATGCTTTGATTGGGTTAAGTTGATTAAATGCAGCAGACCAAATCTGACCAGAGTTCTCATTAAAATATAATGGGTTAGCACCCTTAAACTCATTTTTAGATAGTGTCTTTGCAATAGGCCCAGCTTCGTTTATGTCTCTACGAATCATCTCCATAGGATCCATAGGCTTTGCAGCAGGATCGTACTTTTCCTCAGGAACCATTGAAGGCTGCTGGCTAACCTGAGGCACAATATCAGGCTCTGGTCGAATAGGATACTCAACAGTTGGCTTATCTTTCATAAACCAATCTGGAACCTCAATCTTGTCATATGGGCTTTTTGTTTCCGGCTCAACAGTGGTGGGGACTTCTAATTCCCCTTTAGCCGCAGAAATCTGACCCTGAGCTTTTGCAATAAGCTCTTCGTTAGTCAATTGACGTGATGGTGCATCAGCTGGTGCAGTCACAGCTAATGTTTCATCAAGCCTTTTTTTTTGCGTTTCTGCATCTATGTTGCTCAAATAATAATCTGCTTCGCTATTTCTTCTTGTAGGAAACTCATCTCCAAAATTACGCAAATTCTTTACTGCACCAACCCAATCATCGTTGGTCACTTGTCTCCAAAAGTTAGGCGTTTTTCTTTCAAG